ATCTTTCATATTATCAAATAACTTGGGCTTGGGAAAGTTTACAAACCCATGTGTATTTTCTGGTACATACATGATGTCTCCATCTACATCAATCACTACTGCTAGTCTCATCCCTCTCTCCTTCTCTGTAGTTCATACTCAGCTACACAAACAATGTTTGTAACTGGATCATTAAAACCTGCTATTGCAATCACCTCTATTGCAAGTGTGCTTGCATTGTTTGCATCAGTGACATACTCCACACATGCATTTTCATGCTCAAATGTTTTGTATGGTATAACAAATGGATCACCCATGTATAGAGTAACAAGTATCACCCAATTCATTTGTCTTTACCTATATTTGTTGGTGCATACACCTCACCATTGTACTTACTACCTGTAGCACCCTCGCCTGTCTCTACACCATTGTTGCATTTAAACACTACTATTAACAAAAAGAATATGATTACATATACTGCTCTCTTGGAATACAGTATAAATAGTTCAAATGTTTTCATTGCTTCTTTCTCTGCTGATTCTCTAGGTGTCATGCTATATACCTCGCTATCTTGTATTCAAGATCAGTGTGAACAATCCCATGCCAACCAGACAACTTGTTCTTCACAACGTTGATATGGCGTTGGTTATCTTCTTCCTCTTGCCCTTCGACTGTAGGGTTCTTGGAAATCATAATCATCAGGTCAGCTTCTGCTGCCTTACCTGTACGTGATCCTTCCATCATGGCTTGGTTGAGTACAACCTTGCCCTCTGCCTCTGCTGATAGCTGAGACATGTAGAAGATAGCACACTCATGCTGCTTTGCAATCTGTCTTGCATGTACAGCGTTAGCCTTGAGTGCCTCGTCAGGACGTGCAAAGCCACCCATCTTGGCGAACTTGTCACCCATGTCCAGTATCACAATGTCAGGCTTGTATGACTTACACACGGACTCAACCCAGTTCATGTCACGACCTGTAGCATCCTTGAACATGACGTTCTTACGTATCTGATCGAACACTTCCATAGCCCTGTGTTTGTTCTTACTGATCTCGAACTTGTCCATGCCTGTGGCGGCTGTAATGTACCTGTGAGCCACCCTGTGATAGCCTTCTTCGTTACATAAAATGATACACTTAGCACCTTGCCAAGCAAACCCTTGCGGAGAGGCTACCAGAGAGGCATGGAATGAGGTCTTACCAGTGTTCGGCCTCGCCCCTACCTCAATCAAATGTCCTGCATTGATGCCCTCTACCTTACGTGTCAGGGTAGGAATGTTGAACGTCCATTGTGACTCCAAATCTGTCATCGACAGGATGGTATCTAGGCTAATGTCTTCCCACTCTACATTCAGGTTAGGTGTAAAGTCATCACCATGTTGTTCAAGTAAATTGCGTAATGGTTCGAGGCTAGACTTACTACCATTTACATAATCAAAGCCAAGGTTTGCAATGTCCTCTCCGACTACTTGTTGAAACAACTTGGACAATACTTCCTGTGCCACGTCACTGCCCATAGGTTTTTCTTTCTTGATCTGGTGGAACAGGTGACTGTAAGCTTGCTTCTGTGCAGTCGTGAGTGTCGGATTGTTTGCCATGAACAACGCTTCTATCTCGTCAGGTGTAACTGTACGTGAGTAGCGATCCATAGCTGTATCTACTGCCTGTTTTATCTTACGCACATCTGTGCTGAACAACCTGTCTGGGCATTTAGCACCACGATGCTCATCGTAGAACTCTTTGTCCATCAAGCTGCGTACTAATGATAATTCCATTATGTGTCTCCTAGTGTTGTTAGTTTATCTAAGTCGGTTTGGTTTCTATATTTCAGGTCATCGTCAAGGCGTAGTACTTTTACATCAGATACATGCCCTCGTAATTCTTTTGCAAACTGTAGTGTCTTGGGTAGTGCGTCAGGGTCAAGAGCTACAATTGCTGTTGAGAACTGTGATAAGTACTTCTTATGCCCATCAGATAATGATGTACCCAACACTGCGACCCCGACAAATCCATCAGTACCTACGATGGCTGCACTCACACAGTCCTCAACAACTACAGCAGTTTTACCACGTCCACACACGTATGGCAAGCTGCTTTTTCCATATCGTTTCCACTTGGGTATGCGTTTGCCTAACGCTCTACCAGTGGCATCTACCATTGCACTGCCCTGCATTACAGGGAACACCACACGATGTTCCTTCACATCATACAGTAACCCCAACACCTTGGGGTCTAGTTCCCACTCATTACAGAACGCTGCAATGGCATCGTCATCTTTTACAATCCATTCTGGTTTGTCGAAAGTTATAGAGTGTGTCTCTTCTGCAACACTACCCAGTGACTTACGTATGTCATCTGCTGTAAGATGCACACGCTTGCCACCAGATACATGACAACCTGCCTTGTAACAATTCCACACAAGAGAGCCAAGATTGTTTGTCACAGTAAAGGTCTTACGACCACCACACTCAGGACAATCCATACGCTTAGTGTCTCCATTTGTAAGTGTTATATCATTAATAATATTATATACACTCATAGTGTATCACTTTCAATGTTGCTCCTTACAGTCGATTGTACACTAATGTCTCTACGTGTCAAGGCACTACTTGCACTTTCGTATGTATGTTTGTGATATGGCTTCACAGAAGACACATGTGTGTGTCCAGATACAGCCATGATTTGTGGCAATGGTACACCTTTATCTATCATCTGTGTTATACCAGTTCTCCGTATGTCCATGAGCCGTAGCTCTTCAGGTAGCTTCGCTAGTCGCATGATCTTCCGTCCAACCTTGGACAGTCTCTCCATTGCGTATGGTTTATACACGCCCTTTACAGGCACAGGATGGGGCACTACCCATTGTTGAAAACCAAAGTCAGCCTTCTGCTCTTTGAGCATGGCAGTCAGGTTATCTGTGATAGGCAGGAACACATCAGCCCTACGTTTGCTCTGCTCCAGTGTAAGCTGTTGCTTGTCTAGGTCAAGGTTATCCCATCGTAGGTTACGCATGTCACCCAGACGCTGACACCACTCGTATGCCATGTGTACAATCAATCCCACATTCCTGTAGTCAAAGTCACTGTATGCCACATCAAGGAACTTGTTGACCTCACCATGTGACCACACCATCTTACGTTGCTTGGCAGTCTTACGCTTGATCTTACCAAACGGATTCTGCTCTGCATGTTCCATCTGTATGGCATAGTTGTACACTCTACTTGCACAGGTAGCTGCATGGTTAGCAAAGCTAATGCCACGCTTGACCCACTCTTCATATGCAGCCTTGGCTATCTTGGACGTCACGTCTTTGTACTTACGACACCCGATAGTCTGGTGTACGACAGTCAGAAAGTATCTGTAATCTACTTTAGTTGTGTCACGTAACATATTGAAATCATTGGATTGATAGTAAAAGTTGATAAGGTCTGTGACCTTGCCGCTTGGCTTTAAACCTACAACTTTGGCACGTTCCTCACGCCAATCATCTATCTGTTTATTTAACTCCTTTGCTAGTCTGCGTACCTCTTTGGTATCAGTACCCAGTTCTTCACGTTCCACCACACCCTCATCTACAAGCATCTGTGGTGGATTAAAGCGATAAGAAGTGTCACCCGAAGATGACACTCTTAGTTGTACATAGCGTGGTAGCATCTGCATTAAGCAGCTTCCAATTCTACGAAGCGTTTGTCAGATACCCACTTGCTGACTTCCTGTTCACGACTGAACATGCTGATAGCCTGTGTGTCGTTACCAGTGTTACGTAGGCTGAACCCATTACGCTCATCAGCATAGGATGCATAGTTGGTAAAGGCAGAGTACAACGCCCACTTGTTGTGGCCTCGTTGAGATGCCTCATGACAATACAACTCGTACATTTTTTCAGACTTACGCTTGGATGTAATCATGTCTTCGAGCAATGACTGTACGTTTACGTACTTGAGGTCAGTCTCAGCCCACACCTGCATCTTTGCAGTCTGTTCGTAGAAGTCTGTCCTTGCACGTCTTAGCTCATAGATGAAACCTTCCAGTGTAAAGTTAGAAGTGTTCTTCTTACGAACCTTGTCATACTCACCAGTGATTGACCCATTGGTACAGAAGAAATCAATCGCACCAAAGAATGCTTGATTGCTACATGAACCATCAACACCATGCAATGATATGATACGATTGCCAAGCGTAGTTGTGTGCTTGTCTGTGTTGATCTCTACCTTCATGTCAGGTAGCGTGATGTCTAGCATAGACCATGCATTGTCACGAGCAGACCGCCATGTATACTTTGCGTTCTGTAATTCCTCT